CTCTGTTAAGAGGATTGTGCTTTCCCCTCACGGGGAGGCATACTCGGCGTCACGCCACTTCGTTTAAGAAGAGGTGTGATAACGAGGGTACCGCTTTAGATCGGACCGGACGTAGTCTGAGCCTACCTTTAAGGTGCTCATTCTTCATCCGTTGGGAGGTTGACACCCCCTCGGTTAACTCCGACCTATCCCAAGTGGTATTCAACCAATGCAGATAACCACCGTAACCGGTGGAAACACGGTCATGTTCCTCCTGGAGTCGCTTCGACGGAATGTCTAGGCTAACCAGTTGGTATTTGAACGTGAGATCTGCACCACCCCAAAGACACGAAGGGACAAGACTCTTCAGCCAAACCCAAATAGGTTCAACTGTCGGGTCAAGTATACCCAGACCTGGTATCTCCGCCCACTTACGTAGCTTGTTGGCCACGTCAATGAGATCGGAGATGTCCTGGAAGGGTTCCTTTATGTAGAAAGGAGTTATATCGGTTCCATCGTAATAGTGCCCGCCACAACTCTCTCTGAATGGGCCTGAGGCAAACGACTTCTCAGTGTTAACCGAGAAGCCGAAGTAACCTAAGACCCACACGAGATAATCGTAGCTGTCACTGGGGACGATTAAATCATCCCCGTAAACAGAAACGATACCTGGGATCCCTCTGAAATAGGTAGTGGCCCGCGCAAGAGCGTAAAAGAGCAAGCTCTCCAGCTCAAACGTAAAACCATTTCCCATTGAAGAGAACATCTCATTCCTGTGCTCCTCACCGTCAATGACGGTGACGTGACTCCTAACAGAGTCAAGGAGGGTGAACCAGCACTCGGGTAGAAGTAATTCTACAAGCCCACGGCTGACGGAATCGCTGGCGCTTGACAAGTCAAGCGTCGACAAATCGCCAGTAATGGATCCTTTCCGAGCGAGCGACCTGTTTATCGACTGGTCGTTCAGGTTAATGCCGATTCGGCGAAGGCACCTACGAAAGTGGGTGCCGATTCCCTTCTGAAGCCACATATTAATGTCGGGCTCTTTACAAGCACAACGATCAATATCGGATTTCTTAGGGACGGTAAACATAACGTTACCACGGACAAGCCGGAATTCCGACTTGGCCGACACAAGGTCCCAGCCAGGTATGTCATCGAGGAGATCCTCGAAGACTTCCCAGGCAGGACTGGTGACGTCTGCTTTCCCGAGGTACTTACCGGCCGGATGGCTTTCAGTACGTGACCTGGAAGTCGACGCGCCACCCGAAAACGC